TACACAAGTTACAATGAATGGTGTAGGTACTGCAACTGACGCTACTAATATAGATAACGCTTTAGCAGCAGTATATGATACTGTTACAGGTAGTCACCCAGGACTTGAATTTAAAGAGGGTTTTGGATTCTATATGAATAACAAAATGTATAGTTTTTATGCACAGTATTTAGCAGGTGTATCTACAGGGCAGGGTATTAATATGTTAGGTTTAACATTAAATCCTGAAAACCTTAGTTATTTAGGTCACCCCATATACAGGTGTCCTGGAGCCCCAGACGATTGCATAGTTGCAACATACAAAGACAACTTAGTATTTGGTACTAACTTAGGAACAGACCTAACTGAAGCTCAAATTATTCCAACTTACCAATATGACGGTAGTGATAATGTAAGAGTTGTTATGAACTTTGGAATTGGAGTACAGACAGGAATTGGAACTGACGGAGTTGTTGGTGTTACATTCTAAATTGAATTAAATTAAGGGGTATGAAATACTACCCCTTTTTTTTAAAAGGAATATTAATAATTAAAAAATAAATAAACATGGCTTGTAATTTAACAAAAGGTTTAGCAGTTGATTGTAAAGATCAGATTGGTGGCTTAAAGCGTATTTACTTTGTTAAGTCATATTGTTCAGACATTAGAGCTAAAGCTACTTTTGACGGTACAGATACTAATGTTATGGATACTGCAGGATTTGCTAACTGGGATATTCAAAGTGGTGGAGCAGTAACAGTATTTCAATATGATTTAAGACCAAACTTATCTTCTATGACAGTAAATTTCAATAGTGATCCTGCTACAGGAACTACTTTTTTTGAACAAACTTTGTCTGTTACTATGCAAAAATTAAGCGTTGCACAAAGCAATGAACTAAAATTAGTTTCTTACAATAGAAGTCAGATTTTTGTTCTTGATAACAACGATAACTTATTTTTATTAGGTATGGATAATGGTATGGATGTATCAGGTGGTACTGCAGTATCAGGAGCAGCAAAAGGCGATATGACAGGATTTACTTTAGAATTAAGAGGAGAAGAAAAAGACCCATTAATTTGGATAAATGCAACTGCAGGTGTTGCAACTGCTAAATATCCATTTGATGGTTTAACTGATGAAGCAAATTTAACTATCACTACAGGATAATTAATAAATCGTTACTCAATTTAAAAGAGGGTTATCTATTTGGTAACCCTTTTTTATTAACTAAACTTTACATTTATTATAATTATATAAAAAAACTTTAATAAAATATACAAGTTGTGAACAATATAATGACTTTTATATTTATAATAAACTATATTATGGCTTGGAAAGTAAAAGAAGAATACAAAGATTTTAAACCTTTAAATATGAACTTAGCATATGGTGAGCTTAAACCTCATCAAATAAACAATCTAAGTGATGAAGTAAAAGAAAAGTATTTTACTAATTCATCTAAATCAAAGAAGAAAGTAAAAACAAAAGAAGTTAAAATAGAAAATGATTTAGATTTTATAGGGGGTAACAATGGGAACTAAAACAGAAAATGTAGATATAGACAAAACTATGTATGAGGAGCTTATTGAAAAATTAGCTACTGTTGAGGATTCAGAAGAACAAGCAAAATTAGTAAAAGAATATTATACTAAAATTTTTACAGTTAGAAGTTAATGGCTACATACAATTTAAATTATTCTGCTTCAATGAGTACATTACAATATGTGTACTTTTATGAAAATTTAGCAAGTGCAATAGACACAAGTACATTATCAGGTAAAAATTTATTGTTTTATATAAGAGGTAGAGAAACTAATTTTATTAGAACTGTTGCTGCTTATCCAACAAATAGTGGTGATTATAATAGTCCTACTTTTTTAAACAATGACAGATATTGGACTTTAAGATTAACTACATTTTATCCTACTACTAGCAATATATCTAATTATGACACTACAAGCAATTTAGCTAAAAGGCAGGGTGGTGTAGTTATTCCTATTGGTGATACTTATGATATTGAAGTATATTATACTTCTTCTAGTTATGTAAACATTTTAAATGTTGCTACTGCAACTAAAATATCTGGTATAAATATAGTTTTAAATGTTACAGTAGATGAAACTTTTACAAGTATAGAAACAGACAATCCTATAAGCTACTATACAGAGTATTCTAATAATGACTTAATAGCTCAAAGTGTAGGCACAAAAGGATATAGTAGTGATAACAATAAAGATAGTCAGTATGGTACTCAAAACTGGCAACCAACATACTAATTATGAAAAAGAAAGACAATATATCAGTAATACATTTAGCAGAATATAATCTGCCTACTATAACAGAAACTAACAATAAAGATTGGATACAATTTGGATCAGATAATTTATATCCACAATACTTACTAGAATTATACAATGGTAGTAGTATAAACAATGCAATTATAAAAGGTGTAAGCTCTATGATTTATGGAGAAGGTCTAGACGCTACTGATAGAAAGGAAAGTGACCATAAAAAAGAAAGTTGGTTAGCTTTAAATAGTTTACTACACAATTCACCAAAAGATACTTTAAAATGCCTAGCATTTGATTTAAAGTTATTTGGAATGTGTTATGTAAATACTATATGGAATAGACCAAGAACAAAGATTGTAGAATTTAGACATATTCCTGCTCAATATATAAGAAGTGGTAAGGCAGATGCTTATGGTAATGTAAATGAATATTATTATAGTGCAGATTGGGAAAACACAAGAAAACACAAACCTAGATATTACAAAGCATTTGACTTAAAAGATAGGTCAGATGCTAATCAAGTATTATGTATAAAAGATTATTCACCAGGATCATACTATTATGCTACCCCTGACTATCAGGGTTCTACTAGCTACATACAATTAGATATGGAGATTGCACAATTTCACTTATCTAATATAAAATCAGGTATGTTTCCAAGTATGGCTATCAATATGGCTAATGGAGTACCAACAAGAGAAGAAAGAAGAACAATAGAAAGACAAATAAACGCTAAATTTGGTGGTAGTGGTAACGCAGGTAAAATACTATTAACCTTTAATGATGGAAAAGAAACTGCACCTGAAATAGTGCCTATAAATGCTAATGACAATTCAGATAGTTATCAATTCTTATCTACTGAAACAACTAGAAAGGTTTTAACTGGTCATAGGGTTACAAGTCCACTTCTTTTTGGAGTTAATGGAAATTCTACTTTTGGTAACAATGCTGATGAGCTTTCAGATTCTTTTTCACTTTTTTCAAATACAGTTATCAAACCATTCCAAAACACGCTTTTAGAGGGTTTAGAGCCAATATTTCACGCTAACGACATAAACCTAGATTTATACTTTAAAACGCTTAAACCTGCAGATTTTATAAATGTTGAAAGTGTTTCTCAAATTAGCGAAGATGAACAAGAGAAAGAGGGAATAGATACAGGAGATGAGGGTGAGCCAATAAAAAAAGAATTTGATAAAGAAGATAAATGTAATCATATGTCTAATGATGACGAACAATCTTTTATAGAATACTTTACAGAAAATGCAATAAAATTAGATGAGGATTGGGAAGAATTAAGAGTTGATAAGGTAGAAACTAACGAAGAAGAAGAAGAAAAGTTTTATAAGTTTGCTACTGATGTACCAGGCGGAGATACTCCAGGTAATTTATTGCAAGAAGCAACTAAAATAGGTTTGTTTAAATTATACTATAGGTATTCTGCTAATCTTTCTGCTGATAGTAGAGATTTTTGTAAAATAATGGTGGCTATGAGAAAAGCTAGAAATGTTTACACAAGAAAGGCTATTATTAATTCAGGTAGTAGAGCTGTTAATCCTGGCTTTGGTAAGAATGGTAGTAACACTTATTCGGTTTGGAATTGGAAAGGCGGTGTTTATTGTCATCATTTTTGGGAGAGAGTTTGGTATTTTAGAAAAAGAGTACCTAAAGGAAAGACAATAGAAATAGACGGAAAAACATATAAAGGTGGACAAGTTCTACCTGACACAACAATTAGAAATTATAAAAAAGTTACAAACGCTTTTGCAGAGAAAATGGGAGCTAATATGCCTTTTAATGATACTTTAGCTACAACTGCTCCTATTAACACTCCAACAAGAGGTAAATACAGTTAAGACATGGCCATACAACATACATTATTTATAAGCACAGATAGACTAAAAAGAGATTCAGCTTTGGGCGGTTCGGTAGATGACAATTTATTACTACCCTATATTCTTATGGCTCAAGATAGATACATATTACCAATATTAGGAACTGATTTAACAAACAAGTTAATTTCAGACATTCAGGGTAGTAGTTTAACAGGTAACTATTTAACATTATTACAAACTTATATCCAACCTGCACTTGTACAATTTTCGTTCTCTGTAGTTTTACCGTTCTTGCGTTTAAGAATGGTTAATAATAGCGTTGTAACAATGGATAGTGAACAGGGTAATAGCGTAAGTCACGATGATTTAAAACCTCTTATAAATGCTAGTATGGATCAGGGTGAGTTTTATAGAGAACGCCTTATTGACTTTATACAAAACAATACGTCTAACTTTCCTGAGTATTCTAGTAATACTGGCTCAGATCTTAATCCGACAACGCAAAACTATTATGCGGGTTTAAATCTTGATACTGCACCTTTAAGTAATAAAGCTAAATCTTTTTTACAGGGAGCAGACATAACTATATGTTGTTAAAATGATAACTAAACAAAAAGTCAAAGAAAGACAAAAAAATATAACTAAATTAAAAACTTATTTAAAACAAAATGGCAGGACAAAGATTAACAGACAAAACAGCTCTAACAGAACAAACAGGTAGTGGCGACCAATTAATGGTAGTAGATGTTTCTGATACTACAGGAAGTAGTGCAGGAACAAGTAAAAAATTTGATTCTAAATTTATAATGCAAACAGATAAGATTTCTGTTAGTGCAGCAGAAACACAATCATTAAAAAGTACTCCTAAAACTTTAGTATCTGCACCTGGTAGTGGTTATGCAGTTATTCCTTTTCATTTTTATTGTGATGTAACTTATTCAAGTACCGAATCTGCTAAACTTACTTTAATATTTGGACATACAGGTAGTAATAATCCAGTTTTATCTTGTGCAACTATAATAAATTTTATGAGTGGTGTAACTGCTAATGCTCAATATATTGTTTCTAATAATGGTGACGCTGTTGTTTCTTCTTCATCATTAACTGCATCGCCTACTATAGACAATATACCTTTATATCTTTCTTCTAATGGGAATTTTTCAGGGGGTTTTAGTATGGACGTTTATGTAACTTATCATATAATAAAATTATTATAATGGAAGCCTCTAAATACATATATTTTAT